AACGGTAAACATGATGATTACTGTGATAGTTCTGCTATGGGAATACATGCAACTTTAAGTATGTTACCTATGTCTGGTAACTTTGGACAGTCAATAGTTTCGCGTCCTATAAACAAAAACATGCCTAATAGAGGAAACCATTCAAATTCACCACTTTTTACTACTTCTAGGCGTAAAGTTACACTAAACAAGCAATCTTTAAGGGGATTGTGACAAAAACTTTATATACTCATTGAAGTTAATTATAAATAGCCATGTCGTTTATAGATAATATTAGACGTCGGTTTGCTGTAACAGGCAGCAATCCTGCGTACAAAGAAGACGACCCACGAAGTTACGGTGCGGGTGTAATCCAAAGACTCAAGATTAATCGAGGTTTTGGTGGTCAAGACAAAGATTACGAGCCACACATAGGTAAAAATAGAACATATATGAATATATATCTATCAGACCCTATTGTTCGTACTTTGATTGACTTGCCGTGCTTATACGCTGTAAAAGATAATTTTGATATAGTTACAGCTAATGACGACGTAAGGGAAGAAGTAGAAGAAATGTTCCGCGATATAAATATAGAACATATATTATATGGTTGGGTAAGAAATGCACGTATTTTTGGTACAGGTTATTTAGAGTGGACAGGAGACAATTTAGTTCTTAGGTCTAGTCAAAATATGTATGTAAAGAGAAATGAGCACGGACAAATCATGTATTACTATCAAAAAGTAGGAGATGATGAAGAAAGTGTTCGATTTGAAGAAGATGAGATAATAGAGTTGAAGAATAATCAATTCGATGACTTTGCATACGGACTATCTGATATACACCCTATTATATATTTAGTTGATTTGAAAGACTACGCAGAAAGAGATATAGGTGCTGCCCTTAACAAATATGCTTCAAGTAGATTTGATGTAAGTGCAGGATTACCTGATATGCCTTATGGTCCAGATAAAATCAATGAAATAGTAGAAGCATTCAATACTTTAGCCCCCGGTGAAGATATTATCCATGGTAACGATATAGTTATAAAAGAACTACAAGGTTCACAAAGAGCATTTGAATACGGTAAATATACTGATGACATTTTAGATAAAATACACGTAGCTCTTAAAACACCTAGAACCATGTGGACAGACCCAGAAAAAGCACGACCTATTTTTGAACCATACGTAAGATATTTACAAACAATGATAGAAGGTGCATTGAACTCACAACTTATGCCTCAGTTAGAAAAAGGCGAAGCTAAGTTTAAGTTCAGACAAATTAACGTTGACGACGCATTTACAAAAGCTAAGACTGATATGATTTACTTATCAGAAGGTGTACTATCACCCGGAGAAGTAAGAGAAGAACGTGGTCTTAATGCTGAAGGAGTAGCCACATTAGATATGGAGACTTCAGAAGATATTAAGGCTTCACCTATTAGTCAAGAGCAAACAGATAGAAATGTAAATATAACTGGTGGAAAGGACACAGATAAACGTGAAGAATCCGCTAGAGTACAAAATAGGGGCAACCAGCCCTCCGCAAACGCAACAGGAGATAGAGCATGACATTTGAAAAATGTATGATACAAACTAAATCAAACCTGAAGAAACGTGGTTTTGAGAATCACGAAGAGATAGCAGCTGGCATGTGTAGCATGTGGGCTGAGGAAAATGGTGTTGAGCGGGAATTTGCAGAGGGTAAGTCTACAGAACCTACACGCAGAACATTTGCGTTATCAATGGGTGAAGCAGATAATATTACATTTTCCAGTGATGAGGGAATAGACTCTGTAGAGTTTCCTGTAATCGCTATTACTTCCGGACCTCATGAATATGAGGTAGATGGAGAACAACATAAAGTTTATATTGAAGGAGGTATGTTGAAGGACAACCTAGAAAAGTTCTCAGAACTCCCGATTTATATTGACCATCAAAGAACAGCTGAGGACTTAATCGGCATGGCAACGAAACCTGAGCTAATCAAGATGGATAATGGAAAGACTGCAGTTCAGATGCTGGCAACAGTATCTAATCAATATGGCCGCGGTCAAGAAGTGATGGACAAAGTCAAGGACGGGGACATGACTCACGTTAGTATCGATTGGTTTTCAAACGATATAGATGTGATGGGTGACACATACGCCACCAACATTCGTCCCACAGAGGTAAGTTTCATTGACAATGAAAAAATGGACCCCGTCTGCAAAGAGTGTACAATAGATGGAAATGGATGTGACGCACAAAAATCCGAAGACGACCACGACTGTGGTTGTGGTGGCCAAGAAGATGCTTGTGCATGTGAAGACGGGAAAACAGAGGTAGAAATTATGTCAGAAGAGACAAAAGAAACAACTGTAAAATCCGAAGCAGAGAACATTGTCGAACGCGAGTTCGCTTCTCTACGTTCACAACTTGAAGAAGCAGAAGCTTCAAAAGCTGAAATCGAAGCTGAGTTCAAGAAGGCTATGAAAGAATTAGAAGCCTTCAAGAAAGCAGAAGAAGAGAGATTAGCTGCAGAAGCAGAAGCTAAGAAGTTAGAAACTGTAGAAGCAATTATATCCCGAGAAATCTTATTCGGTTCAATCGAAGAAGATAAGAAGGATGCTCGTGTAGAGGAACTCTCTGCATGGGATGAGTCCAGATTGACTGGATTCAGTGACGCTCTAGCAGCAATGCCAGAGCCAAGCAACGATGTCGAAAGGTCTTTCGGTAAAGGAAAAACAGCTGAAGAAGGTGAAGTTCCGGAAACCAAAAGAGAATTCGGTATGAAAATGGTAAAGGGTAGAATTACATTAGACCCTTCATACTATAAGGAGAACTAAATATGGCAACAGAAATTTTGATTAATGACGGAGGAGCTCCAGCACGTATACTTCCGTATACCGCAGCTGAAGCTATTTCCGCCGGAGAAGCATGTACTATCGATGCAAACGGCGACGTCCAATTAGCAGACAGCGGTGACTCAAGTGGTCAACAATTTGCTTACGCTGGAATCGCTTTAACCGACGCAGCTTCAGGCAGCGTTTGTTCATTGGTAACTGGTGTCGGAGTAGTTTTGAACATTCAATGTTCAGACGTAAACGCTGGAGTAGCATTAATGATGGGCGCAACCGCTGGTCAATTAGATGCTGCTACAAACGCAACAACCGACCCTAAGGCACAAGCTGTAACGTTAGAAAACAACAGTGCAGCCGGATTGACAAAATGTCAAACACTCTAAGGTGATTTAAATGGTAGACGCAACTCCCGGTATATTAACGACACTAAACACAGGGTCTGTTGACGGTGGTGTAGGTGAAAGAGTACTTATTGACTACAAAGAAGCTATTATGGACTACAAAGTCGCAGAGCTTCCAGTCATGTCTTTCTTCGCTGAACCAATGACAACCGACACTGGTGGTAATATTGATATTACTCTAGCAAAGCCTTCCATGAAAATGGAAGTAATAAACGAAGGAACAACTCCTGAATACCAACACACAAAGCTACGCTCCGAGCGTGTCTCTGTGAAAGAATGGGGTATTGCAGTAGGTGTTACCCGAAGAATGATTGAAGATTCAAGATTCAACGAAGTAGAAATGGCTTTGAATGAAGCCCGCAGAGCTGTAGACAGACACATGACTGACCACGTTGTCAAAGTCATTTTCGGTGCTAACGCAGCAGACTCTACATTCGGAACAATCGCAATCGATGAAACAACCAACGAAAGTGCAATCACAACTTTTGCAAGCAACCCACAATCCGGTTTCTACGGAGCAGGTATGTCAGCAGGAGACATTGATGCATCAACTTCACGTTTGGATTCATACGGTAACGAATCTGATACAAGATTGATTAGGAACTCATACGTCAGAGCTGCTGGTGACACTGCAGGAGACTTAGCTCTCTCAGATATCACTGAAGCTATTGACAGAGTCGCAACACGCGGATACAACGCAACACACTTGTTCATCTCCCCAGCTCACTACAAGTCTCTATTAGACCTAGGTGACTTCGTAACTGCTTTCACAGCAGCACAAGGAGAAGCAGGTGGTGCAGCAAATCCAACATCAGCCGCTATGATGCCCGGAAGCCCTGTAAACAACACAGCTTCAACCGGTGTCGTCGGTTCTATATATGGATTAACCGTTGTCGTTAACGCATATGTTCCATCAACAAGATTTGGTACTTTTGACCTTTCAACCAAACCTATGGTTTACGTAGAAAGAAGACCACTCACTGTAGAAGAAGCCAATCCCGGATTCGGAATTGTCGGTTCCTACATGTCTATGAGGTATGGATTGAAAATTGTTAGACCTGAAGCAGGTCAAATCATTATTAGTTAAACTTAACTGATTAGTTAACTAAAATAGGTTCGGGGAGAACCTTAATCTCCCCAACATTTTTAACTGGTGATTAGATGGCACGATATACAAAAGTACTGAAAAGTTTAGCCCATAATGCAGTGGGTAACAAACGCATAGAGTCCGCAGCACCAGCTGGAAATAATTATTATGTTACTGGGGCAACATTAGGTGGCTCTCCTAATTATACCCTTACTTTAGCCCGTAACGGTGGGCTATCAGATGTTACCGTTAATTTAGATGCTTTAGCAGCTACAGCAAGCCCCGGTGGTTCTGATACACAAATACAATATAACAATGGTGGTTCTTTTGGTGGAATAGATGATTTAAAATGGGATGGTGATAAGTTATTACTGGGCGATAGTTCAGACACAGGGAACTATCTACTTGTAGAGGGTAGTAATAGTGACAATACTTATAATATTCTTGAAGGTAAACGAAAATATCCAAGAATAAGATTAACTGATACCTTTAGTTCTAATAAAACTCAAGATATATGGCTTTTAAATTCTCAGTTGAGAATTGGTTCTAATGGAGGCACTGCTGGTAATGCT